ACAGCAGGGACGCAGCTGCGCCTACTGCCCACGCCCGGCCAGCACCGTGGACCACGTGATCCCCTTGATCCGTGGTGGCACCCACTGGGAGGGCAACCTCGCCCCCTGCTGCCGGCCGTGCAACAGCAGCAAGGCACACCAGTTCCTGATCGAGTGGCAGAGGTGGGTGCGATGACAACCACGCTGAATCAGGATCTGGTGCGGCACTGCGGCTGCGGCCGCGAGCACCTGCGCCAGCCCTCAGCCCTGGACGTGGACCCGGGACGCTGGCGCCGGATCCGCACAGCGATCCTCGCCAGGGACAACAGGCAGTGCCAGGTGAGGGGGCAGGGGAGCCCCCACGTGGCCGCTGACGGCTCAGGAGCAGCCGTCTGCGGCAGGGCAGCCACCGTCTGCGGACACGTGCTCTCACGGGCACTGGGGGGCTGCGATCACCCGGCCAACCTCAGAGCTGAGTGCAAAGAGCACAGCGACCGTGCAGGCGCCATCGAAGGCAACCAGCTGCGAGCGGCCATCGCACTCGTCCAGGCACAGCGGGCCTCTTTGACGCAGAGTAAGGATGTTGATTTTTTAACTAGGGGCTCAGAGCAAGACCCCGCCATCCAAGTCGCCTCTCTCTCTGGTATACACGCAGGTCAGGAGGGGGGTCATGGGCGCAGTAACCTGAGCCTTGCTAAGGAACATGCCCGTTCCAGCGAACTGATCCGCACGCCCGGACCGGACGATTCCGTCTGGGATAACGCTCCGTGGTTGGACCGGTTCCGCGACGTGCCCCCGGACGCGACCTGGCCGCGGCTGATGAGCCTGCCGCACCCGGACGCCGTGGGCAGCTACGGCGAGGAGCTGTGCGACCAGTTCGCCATGCGGCACAACGGTGCCGCGCTGCGCTGGTGGCAGCAGCTGGCCGGCACCCGGATCCTGGAGCACGCCGCGGACGGCCGCCTCGTCTGGATGGAGTACCTGGTCACGGTCGCTCGCCAGGTCGGGAAGTCCTGGCTGCTGCGGGAGCTGGCGTTCTGGCGGCTGCGGCACGGCGCCGAACGCTGGGGTGAGCAGCTGGTGCTGCACACCGGCAAGGACATGGGCATCCTGCGGACGGTGCTCCGCCCGGCGCAGGCGTGGGCGCAGGGTCAGGGCTGGAACGTGAGCAGGAACAACATGGAGCCGGGGATCTCCACGCGCCCGCACATGGAGGGCTCCGTCTGGGTGATCAAGGCCAAGGACGCGGTGTACGGGCAGGGCGCCGGGAATCCGATGGTGGACGAGGCGTGGGACGTGGCCGGCACGGTCGTGGACGACGGCGCACTCCCGACGATGGTGGAGCAGCCGTCACCGCAGCTGGGCCTGTGGTCCACGGCGCACCGGCGGGCCACCGGGCTGGTGCTGCAGCGGAGGCGGGCCGCGCTGGAGCACATCGACACACCGCGGCGGCTGCTGCTGCTGGAGTGGAGTGCCGCGGCGGACCGGGACCACGGGGACGTGGCCGGCTGGCGGGAGGCCTCCCCGCACTGGACGGAGCAGCGGGAGCAGCTGGTTTCCGACGCCTGGGACCGGGTGCGCCGCGGCGAGAGTGTGGACCCGGAGGAGCCGGACCCGATGGCCAGCTTCGACACGCAGTGGCTGAACCGGTGGCCGGCTGTGAACCTGCTGCGGGAGGACGACCCGGACGAGCTGATCGCCACCCCGGAGCAGTGGACGGCGTGCGCAGATGCCGACGCGGCGCCGGATCCGCTGCGGCTGCTGGTGGTCGCGGTGGAGGACGACCTGGGCCGGGGCGCGGCGGCCGCCGCGGCCGCGTTGACGCCGGACGGCCGGATCGTGGTGGGCGGGCACTGGTTCACGGATCTGCGGGAGGCCGTGGACTGGGCGGAGGACACGGCGCTGGCCGCGGAGGACGCCGTGCTGCTGGCCGGCGCGTCCCTGCTGGATCATCCGGAGCTGGAGGATCTGGATCTGACGGTGGAGCCGGCCGGCAGTGTGGAGACCCGGGCGGCGCTGCCGCAGGTGCGGGCGCTGGTGCGGGCGCGGAAGCTGGCGCACGATGGCGATGCAGAGCTGGCGGCGAGCGTGCTGGGGGCGAGGGTTCCGCCGAATGTGACCGGGGATGCGATGCTGATACGCGGTGACGCGCTGTTGCGTTGCGTCGCCTGGACGGTGCACCGTGCCCACCGTGAACGCTGGTAGGGGGATTTCGTCGTGAGCTGGGATCAGCTGCAGCAGTATCTGGCGGCGCAGCGTCGCCGGCACGGCCGGCGCCGTGCCTGACGAGTCCGGTGGCGTGTCCCTGGTGCGGGTGACCGACCGGCGGCATTCCGCGGAGCATGCCCGCGCTTTCCCGCGGGAACCGGCCGGACCTGCCAACGTTCACGGTGAATCCGGGACGGTCGCACCGGCCGCGCCCGGCGGCGAGGTGATGGGGCTGGAGTCCTACGTCACCAGCGGCGACGATCCGCCGACCGGCCCGCCGGTGCCGGTGGCGCAGCCGTGGAGCGGGTGGCCGGCCGAGTGGGGCACGGCGTGGCAGACCCCGGTGTCCTGGCAGAACCGGGTGTCCACGGTGTTCTCCTGCGTGCGGGTCAACTCCGACGCCATCGCCACCATGACGCCGGTGCTGCTGCGCGGACGGTTTCCGCTCACGCGCGGGGCGGAAGGCTGGCGTTCCTGGCTGCTGAATCCGCAGCCGGAGCTGTATTCGGGCTGGGACGAGTTCGCGCAGCAGCTGGACGTGTCCCTGGAGATGCGCGGCAACGCCTACGTGATGCCGACATCCTGGTATCGGGACCTCAAGCCGCGGACGTTCTTCGTCATGGACCCGGACCGGGTGCAGCCGCGGCTGGAAGACGGGGTGAAGCGGGTCTATGCGGACGGCCGGGACATCACCGACGACGTGCTGCATCTGCGGTACCTGTCGATCCCGGGTGAGGCGGCCGGCATCGGGCCGCTGCAGGGTGCCGCGTCCAACCTGGTGGGCGCGGCGGCGCTGGACGCCTACTCCACCAATCTGGCCCGGCAGGGCGGCATCCCGTGGGGTGTCATCGAGAGCGACGAGCGGACGTCACCCCGGCAGGCGCGGCTGGCCCGCGACGAGTACGTGGCCTCCCGGCAGACGCTGACCGGGGCGCCCGCCTTCCTGCCGTACGGCATGAAGCTGAACACGCTCACCCTGAGCCCCAAAGACATGGCGCTGCTGGATCTGCGGGTCTTCGATGAGCAACGGATTTCCGGCGCGTTCGGCGTTCATCCGTCGATGGTCAACCTGCCGGCGCCGGAAGGTCTCACCTACTCGAACCGGGTGGATCTGCGCACCGAGCACTACCTGATGACGTTGCGGCCGCGGGCCAACCGGGTGGGCAACGCGTTCAGCCAGTGGGCGCTGCCCGGCTTCGTGCAGCTGCGGCTGAACGCGTCCGAATACCTGTCGGGCACCATCCGGGACCGGGTGGAGACGTTCCTGCCGCTGGCCACCGCGGTGGATCCGGTGACGGGCCGGCCGATCATCAGCGGCGAGGAGCTGCGGGAGCTGGCCGGGCTGCCGCCGGGCGGGCCGGACCTGGCCGCCACCCTGGACGCGCTGGAGCAGCAGACCAGTGGAACGCAGTAGATGAGGGGACGACGCATGGATCTGACGCATCCGCTGGAGCTGTACCGCAGCTTCGAGGACCTGGACCTGGACGTGAACAAGAAAGAGGGCCGGGTCACTGGACTGGTGGTCCCCTACCTGCGGCCGACACACATCATGGAGCTACGGGACGGCCAGGTGGTGGAGTACGACGAACAATTCGCCTTCGGCAGTATGGAGCGTGCGGCGAAGGCTCCCAATCGGCTGATGTTCCAGTTCACGCATTCGGATCTGCTGGATCATCAGACCGGCTACGGCGTGAGCTTCCGGGACTCGCAGGAGTTGTCCGGCTGCGTGGGCGAATTCCAGCTGTACCGGGCCAACCGGGACAAGGTGATGGAGATGCTGGAGACCTCCCACCGCGGCCTGTCGGTGACGTTCGCCTCGCTGCGCCCGGTGGGCGGCATGGAACGGGACGGGGAGCTGGTCACCCGCGAGGTGGTGCACTGCCGCGCGGTGGCCGCCGTCAACGATCCGGCGTACGCGGACGCCGGTGTGCTGGCCGTCCGGCAGTCGGCGGAGCTGGCCGCGGAGCTGGCTGCGGAGGCGGAGCGCAAGCGCAGCGAGATGACGGAGCTGCTGCAGTACCTGACCGACGCCGGCCAGGAGCTGACGGAGGCACACCGGGCGTGGCTGGCGGACAACCACGTGGAGCTGACGATGAGGGCGGCGCACTGATGGCATTGAGCACAGCGCAGGTGGCCGTGTCCACCACGGCCGTGGAGTTGACGGCGCGGGCCGCCACCGATCCGCGCAGCAGCATCCTGGTCACCCCGACCGTGGACCTGTTCGTGGGGCCGGCCGGTGTCACCGCGGCCACCGGCTACAAAGTGCCGGCCGCCGGCTCGGTGGGTCTGGACCTGGGGCCGGGCGAGCGGCTGTACGGGATCACCGCGTCCGGCACCGGCACGGCGCACGTGCTGCGCTCCGGCGTCTGACCGTGCCGCGGATCCGGCCGGACACGCTGCCGGGCCGGGGCATCCGGGTGCGCCCGGCCGCGGGCGCACCGGCGCCGCCCCCCACGCCCCCGGCGCTGCGGTCGGCCACGTCCGGCACCACCACCGGCACCAGTGCCACGGTGGCGCTGCCCGCGGGCTGGCAGGCGAGCGACTACCTGACGTTGATCGTCTCCACCAACCAGGCGCCCACCCTGGGTTTCTCCGCCGGTGTCGCCTCCTCCACGGTGCTGGCCAACGCGGGCAGCCGGCTGCAGGCGCTGCGGGTGGTGCCCAACCCGGGCGCCACGTCGGTCACGCTGACGTCCACCGTCTCCGCTGTGCTCACCTGGTGGTGCGGCGCCTGGCAGCACGTGGACGCGGCGCAGACCAAGGCGGCCGCCAACAACATCGGCAACTCCACCACGGCCGCCGTGGAGGTGCCGGTGGTGGATCTCGGCTACCTGTCCACCGGATACGAGACGTATGTCAGCGCGGCCGGTGTCAACTCCACGGCCACCTGGGGGACGAGTCCCACGCCGCTGCATGCCACCACCTCCGGCAACGCGGCGCTGGCCGTCCGGTCGGGCACGGTGGCGGCCGGGCTGCTGGCCCGGGCCAGCGCGACACCGTTCGATCGTGGCTCGGAAGCCTCCTCCCGCAATGAGTCGGCGCTGTGCCTGGTGCTGCAGCCGGTGCAGACGCGGGTGGCCAACCGGCTGACCAACGGGTCGTTCGAGTCCGGTGCTGCAGCGGTGGCCACCGGCTGGGAGCTGGAGGGCACGGCGCCGCACCCGTTCATCGCGTCCCGGTCGGCGAGCGGCGTGGTGGACGGCGCCGTGTCGCAGCGGCTGCAGTTCACCGGCACCGGCGGCGACACCGGCAACGTGGCGTTCTACCAGGCGTCGATTCCGGCCGTGGCCGGGGAGACGGTGCGGGCCACCGTCTGGCTGTCCGGGACACTCACCAACGCCTACGCCATCGTCGGTATCGAGGGGTTCGTCTCCGTGGGCGGCGCCTACATCAGCGAGCACGACACGGTGATCGACGCGGGCGCGCTGACCGGTTCGCCGGTGCTGTACAGCGTGGACTACACGGTGCCGGTCAACGCCACGGCGCTGGCCGTGTACCTGCAGATCCCGACCGTGGCACCGACGACGGTGGCGGACATCTACCTGGACAAGGCTGTCCTGCTGGCCGTCTGACCTGATGGATCCCTGGCGTGGTTTCTGGCTGGCCGTGGTGCTGGGTATCCTGTTCTGGGTGCTGGCCGTGGCCGTCGTCACCTGCGCCGTGACCGACTGTTTGCACTGAGCGGCCGTGATCACCCGTACACTGGGGGACGGATCTTTGCCAGGGGATCCAGGGCGCAAGCCACACGATGCCGCACCGGAGGACGCAACCGGTGCGGCATCGTCGCGTCGGTGGCATCCTGCCTGCATGGCAGACGAGACCAGCAAGAGCGCAGAG